CTGTGGCATCGCATACTTCCTGCAAGGTGGCATCTGGGTACAGCGTACCGACTCCGAGAGTCGAGCGAAGCTCTGCAACTGTTGTTAATGCCATTCCTTTTCCTTTCTAAAGACTCTGAGGGGTAGAGGGCTACTACCCCTCAGAGCGTACTTAGTGGGCTAGCTTATGCTGCGTTGTTGAACTTGAACGCGCCTGCTGCTGCCTTTGTGGCGACTGCGCCATAGCCGTAGTATCCGACTTCAACCTGACCTGTACCGACCTTATCAGCGCGTAGCTGTAGGCGTGGTGACTCGTACCATGTGTATGAGTCGCGGTTTACTACGATGATTGATCCGTCTGCTACACCTGTTAGTGAGTAATCGACATAAAGATCCAAGCCTAGTAGCGATCCGCGTAGGCTCTGTGAAACTGATCCTGCTGCGTTCTGTGGCTGTGATGCGATGAATAGAGGTCGGTTTTGTCCGTCTACCATTCCCATGATGTTTGACCACTGTGTAGGTGAAACGATTACGCTTTGTGCAAAGCGAAGTGTGTTTGTGTAGATTGAGTCAGAAGCGCGAGCGATGAAGCCAGCCATTTCAGCACCATCCCAAGGAAGTGTGATTGCTGTGCCATCTGCTGAAGCACCTGTCTGGATTGCTGTACGAACAGCAACATTTGTTGCCTTAGCGTACGCATCAGCCATGAGGCTCTGCAATTCCGCGAAGAATGCGGGCGAAGTTCTGTCGAGAACCTCAACATCGAATAGCTGCATTCCGGCATACTTCTTAACATCCACATCCAAATACTCGATTTCTACCTGAGTATCTGAGAATGCTGCCTTCTCTGCTGTTTCTGCAACAGTAGGAACTGCCTTAACGCGTGGGATCTGGAACTTAAATCCTGCATCTGGAAGTGTACCTGCTGAGATCGCATCGATTGATGGACGACCTGAAGTAGACTTGTTATTGATGATCTCTGTCAATTGACGAGTAGGAACAAGACCTGCTACATCTGTAGTGTCTGTGTCTGAAGCAGCCTTTAGGTATTGACGAGCATCTTCGTCTCCGAATGATGCGCGGATTGCGTTCTCTAGGAATACTTCTGGTGCTGTATTGATGCGTGGTGTTGCATAGTATGCAGCAGTAACTGTTGGGCGAGCAGCTTCAACCGCTGCTGCTTCTACTGGTGCTGCAACTGTCTCTGGAGTGTTATCCACAGCTGTCTCGCTTTCTGTTTCTGTTTCGATTTCGGTTTCTACGATAACTGTATTGATTGTCGTAGTCTTTTCTTTAGTGCTTGTTGCGGCTTCCATTTCTGCTGCCGCGATCTCTAACACCTGAGCAGACTTAAATGCTGGCTCTGTTACTAGAGAAACTTCTTTTAGTGTTGCTGCTGTTACGACTGTGTAACCATCGCGTGATGGCTTTGATGCTTTAATCTCTGCACCAATTGACAGACCTGAAACCAATCCTTCACTTGCCATGATCAAGGCATCTGAACCTGATTGTGAACGACTTAGCTTGAAGGTTGCATAAATGCCATCTTGACGAACTTCTGAAGCGATCATGCGACCGACTGGCTTCTTCATGTCATGCTGTGAAAGTAACTTAATCTTTGATGGATCTGTGATCTCAATTGATCCAGCCTCAAAGACATAAGCACCAAGATTGGTGTTTCCTACTTCGCCTGTTCCCATTGGTACGATCTTTCCAGAGATTTCTCTGCGATCTTCACTGCACTCAATTGATGAGGCTTCGATGTATAGGGTTTCCATTAGCTGTCCATTTCATTTCCGTTAGGAGATAGATCTTCCATTTCCATGGCTTGCTGTGTAGTGATGAGACCTAGTGCGAGCATCTTTTCAATTACTAGCAATCGATCCATTGGATTAGTACGCAAGAATGTGTCATCTACTGCGAACTTGACATAGTGACCAGCAGTAGAGATGTCGTCCATTGAAAGACGAGCTTCAATAGCAGCGATGAATGGCTGGATCATCCAGATAAACTGTCTACGCTCGTCTTGCACATTAGCGTATGTCATCGTGGTGTTTTGATCAGCTGAAAGATAGTAAGGCGGTACTCCGCAAAGTCTTGCTATTTCGGTGGCGGTGTTCTGTATCGCTTCCGCGTACGCCATTTCTTTAGGTGAGAAAGATGTTGGCTGATACTCAAGGGTAGATGTTAAGTATGCTGTTGAACGATTAAGACGAGCATTCTTCCATGCTGCAAGTAATCCACTAACTTCTTTTGGATCAAGGTCTGCACCATTGTTACGAATGTAGCCAGTAGGCATTGGAGTCTGTGCAGCAATTGCAGCAGCTCTATGAATGTCAATTGCGCTCTGAATAGTACGAGCAGAAGTGTTAAGGATGCCTTCATCCTTCTGGAATGTAATTAGCGATCCGATACCTGACATAGGTACTGGCACACCATCAACATAATACTGAGTAATAATTGTTGAAGGAAAATCTGTGTCAAATGTTACGCGAGTGTTAGCAATCCACTCTGCGCGAGCCATGCGACCATCTTCAGCATAAACTTCTTTGATCTGCCAATAAGCTGTGCCATACATAAGTAGGCTATCGACAGTCCACAAGATTGTTACAAAGCGTGGCTGATTAAGTGATGGTTGTTCAACCCATCGTGGTGGAGCAATCTTTTCTCCGGTAGACTTCTTGTAATACTCAAGTGGAATTGTTGCTATAGTGCCTGCGATTAAATCGCGGCATCGCTTGATTGCTGGCACAGTCATGGCATCTTGACGAGCCATTGAGGAGATTGTGTAGTAGTTATTGTATGGGATGAATTGATCACCCAAAATCTGAGGGGCGTATTGCGCTTTTAGCGATGAACGCTCGGTATCATTAGATGTAGCTTCAGCTTTGCGAAATAGACCCATAGACAGAAATTGTAGCACTTGTCAAGTAAATAGACAATGTGATAGGGCGTGTCTAAGTATAAATCTGAGGCTTAGGCTGAGGGATCATTAACTTGGAAACACACATAGCCAATCCGATAGGCGCACTAATGTCGCCTGAAGATTTACGCTTGATGATACGCCAAGCTGAGTCATTAGTTTTGGCAGCTGTATTCTGAAATTGCTCGATCAGCTCTTTCTGCCCATTATGAACCACTCGCAAGTTAGTTAGACCTTCTAGCAAGTCTCCACAGGCTTTATAGAACTGCTGACCTGATACATCCTCGACTATGACTCCAGAATTGGAAAGGCGATCGGCTATAGTCTGAGTAGCATACTTGTCATAGCAGACAAGTCTTGGCTTGTATAAATCTACCCATGCTTTGATGCTTGCAGCCATCTTCAGCTCGTCAATAGCAACCTGAGAACTAAAGGTCTCAAGAATGCCTATGCCAATCCTTCCATCTGGAAGCAATTGACCTGCAACCAATGATCCGTTACGCCTTGAAGGACTAACATCAAAGCCAAATACTGTGTAAGCACCTACCGACATCTCTAGGGTGTTATCAGAGCTTGCCTCAAGGATGTCTGTGCTAAATGGGCAATTTAGAGCCGAGATCCACTGGCACAAAGTCTCTGTGCGAGCAGCATCGGCTGTAGATGAAGCAATCGTTTCTTCAATGGCTTCTTCTGTAATTAAATGTCCTAATGATGGGTTAGCCATCGCCCATGCTTTGCGATCCCAGATGTCACAGAAGTCCGGTGCTGAATACTCGTAATAGCCAAGGCTCTTAGGTGGATAATTTCTACAAGACTCATGCAGTGAATTAAGCACTGTGCTATAAGCATCACCGGCATTGGAAGTAAATAGTCGCTGGCTGTTCTTACGAGCTAGTGTAACGCTCTTAGCAGCATCCATAGCAGCTTCAGATACCTCACGAAGCTCATCGATCCATAAAAAGTCTGCTGTACGACCACGCGCTCCGTCAGAGGTTGCAGCAGCTACTTCTAGCTGTGCTCCACTAGCCAAGATGATGCGCTCATCGCCATTAGTTCTACGGATGCCCTTCTTAGGGTCTCCATCTTTCAGCTGTACCCTCATCCAATCATTACGCTCGATTATGTCCGCCATGATGTTAAAGGACTTCATAGCCATAGCTCTATTAGAGGACATAATGAGGATGTCCTTCTCACCGAACATAAATAGACCTGCTAAACAGCGCATACGCGCTAGATGGCTCTTTCCGGACTGCCTAGCGATTAATAGCAGGCTTGTCTTACGGATGAATTGATCATCTTTAGATACAGAGCACATGTCATTAAGTATGAGCTTCTGCCAGTCAAGTAAAGGCTGATTAATGCGCTCTGCTAACTCAGCAACCTCTGTGCCTCGAGTCTTGCCCTTGAGCCATGGGCTATGAAGGCGAGGCTTCACATCCCCATAGAGCTTCTTGGAGCGTTTGGGTTTATTTGTCATTAGCTCGGATTAGGTCGGCTCTTAAATGGACTGTCAAGCATCGGCTTGGACTGTGTCAGGGAGAGATCGGAAGAAAAGACAGG